GGCCTGATTATTACAAGCTCTTTCGCGGACGGCAATGGAAGGAGCAACGACCAAGCTACCGATCTTCTGAGGTCATCAATATCATTTGGCAATCCATCCAGTCGAGTGTTCCCATTCTCACGGATGCTAAGCCAAAGTTTGAGTTTTCACCAAAAGAACCGTCTGATAGAGAGTTTGCCGAGCTAATGAACGAAGTTGCAGCTTCAGATTGGCAATCTAAAAAATGGCTCTACACGCTCCACGAGGTAATCTACGATGCCAACATTCTAGGCACGGGACTTTCCTCTCTAACGTTTTCGCCTGAAGAGAATGAGATCGTCTATAAATCCATTGACCCGTTCTACTTCTTCCCAGACCCCGACGCAGAGAAGCTAAGCTACAAGTGTGGCTATACATGCGTGGCAGAGCCTGAACCCGTAGAAAAGATTAGAGAAAAGGCTCCTGAACATAAAAGACACGCTGTAAGAGCAGACATTACAGATTTCACGGCACAGAATAGAATCGAGTTGAGCGCTGTCAAATACCATTCCCCAAGTTCCGATCAGCTATACGTTGAAACCTCTGGCATGGATAACCACGATCAACAAGAAGTTTTGGTAAAAACGTTTTACATCAAAGACGAATCAACACTTTCCATTGAAGAAGAAGACGAGAACGGGCAAAAGCAGTTCATCCGAAAAAAGAAATTTCCTAACGGCAGAAAAGCGGTCGTCGTCAATGAAATGCTTCTCTACAACGACGAAACAGGCTACGAGGATGATAAGGTCTATCCCTACCAAGTCTTTACTAACTACATTTTATCAAGGCAGTTCTGGGGGATATCTGATCTGGAACCCTTGGAAGGACCTCAGAGGATATTTAACAAGCTTCTTTCCTATATTCTTGACACGCTCTATTTGACGGGAAACCCTATATGGATCGTAGATTCTACATCGGGCATTGATACCGATAATCTCACAAATCAACCTGGACTCATCGTCGAAAAAGAGCCTGGTTCCGAGGTTAGAAGGGAAGCAGGCGTAGCACTTCAGCCCTATGTCCTCTCTCTCATTGATAGGCTTCGAGAATGGTTCGATCAGATTGCAGGCTCACAAGATATAACGAGAGGACTTCCCACCGGAGGAGTCACGGCAGCCAGTGCGATTGAGAATTTGCAAAACGCAGCTCAGACAAGGCTACGACTTAAAATCAGAAACATGGACGCCTACCTTCAGGATTTCGGACAAACCTATGTTTCACGAGTCTTGCAATTCTACGATGCCCCACGAGTATTCCGGCTCACGAATAAGGACGGAAGCAAGAAGTTTTTCAAGATGCACATCGAAAAAGGAGAAAACTCACATCGTGCCGTCGTGCAAGGCTACAGTGATGACGGGATGATTCTTCCAGGAATCAAAGAAATTGAACTTAAAGGAAACCTTGACGTTACAGTTACCACCTCTTCATCTTTACCTTTCGCAAAAAGTGAACAAGAACAAAAGCTTTTCCAACTATTTGACCGAGGGATTATAGACTCTGAAGAGGTTCTAAAAAGCATGGAGTATCCCAATTGGGAGCTAATTGCTGATAGAATGAAACAAAAGGCTCTTGACAAACAAGAACCAATTCCATCAGCATGATAGGAAAATAATACAAAAGAGGTTTTACATGCCCGATCTGAGTGGGTCAATGGCGAGACGAGGCCAAGAGCAGCAACAACCGCCGTCGCAATCCGAGACTGTGCCGCAAGGAGAAGCTGGACAGAGGCAAGGTGAAAATCCTCTTATTCAGATGATAACCTCGATAGATCAAGCACTTACGAAAGTGGCACAAGTTGTTGGAAAGACGAGTCTTGAACACGGTTCTGCTCTAAACGCATTGGGAGAGCAGTTCCGTCAAGTCATCAGCGATTTCATCGACAAGCAAAAAGGTGGGCAAAGGCAAGCCCCACCCTCTCAAGCTCCGTCTGAAACAGGCGGAAGGCAAGCCCAACAAGCGTTTTAAAGGAAACTATGGATCAAGATATTACAGATGAGCAAGTGGATCAGATTATCACGGATGCCTACAGTGGCAAGTCTGATGGTGCAGCCGAGTCAATTTCCACGCAACCTGAACCCGTCCAAGAAGCTTCTAGGACATACGAGCTTAATTGGAAGGGTCAAAAGATCACAGCCGATGAGGACAAGTTAAAGACGTGGGCACAACTTGGCTACGATTACTCGCAAAACATGAATCAGTTTAAGCAAGAGAAAAATAAGTGGGAGAACGATTTAGCACCATACCGAGAGATTGACACTTACGCAAAATCGAATCCGACTTGGTGGGATTACGTTAGACAGCAGTACGAGCAAAGAGAAGCCCCTGGCCATCAAACTTTTGGCTCTGATGACGCTTTATCTGAAGTCTCCCCAGAGTTGAAACAATATATGGAACCAATCGTTAAGGACTACTCGCAAATTAAGAGCTTCATTAACGATTACCAACGAGAAAAAATAGAGCAGAAAACAAGAGAGGAAGACCAAGCTCTTGATCGAGAAATTTCTTCGATCAAGGAGCGTTACAAAACCCTTGATTTCAGCGCAAAAGACGAGTCTGGTCAGTCACTAGAGCAGCGAGTTATTGAGCATGGCGTTAGAATGAACATGCCTAATTTTCGCTCTGCTTTCCATGACTACTACCACGACGAGCTTGAAAAACTTGCGGAAAGAAGGGGAAAAGAATCTCTGTCACAAGAAGCGGCAAAAAGGAAAAAGCTTGGAATAGTTGACGTAAGTCAATCTCCATTCGCTCCGTCCAATGAGCCATATAGTGTCAGAGGAAAAAGCTGGAACGATGTTCACCAAGATGCCTTGCGTGATCTCAATCTGGCATGACTTCTAACAATCAAGTAACGGAGCAAGAAAATGGCACTTACATACGATCAAATCACGGCGGTGACTCAACGCCGATACATCCCCAAAATGGTAGACAATATTTTTGACTCTGATCCTCTTTTGCAGAGGGCAAAAGCGAAGGGTTGGTACACGCCCATTGACGGGGGAACATCAATTTTTCAGCCGCTCATGTATGCGTCGTTGACCTCAGCAGGCAGCTACGCAGCAGGAGCAACACTAGACACAGACGATAACGACACTTTCACATCGGCAGAGTATGCGTGGAAATTCTACTACGCAAACCTAACTGTCTCGGGTCCTGACGAAATGAAAAACACAGGAGCCGCACGGGTTCTTGATTTTGTCAAACAAAAAGTCATGGCAGCCGAGCTTACGTTAAAGGACAAAATCGGAGACGGAATCCACGGCACAGGCACACCTTCGACAGACATCGGAGGGCTTCGCCTCATCGTCGATGCAGGAAATACCGTAGGAGCCATCGCCCAGGCAGATTACTCCTGGTGGCAATCCCAAGAAGATTCGACGACGACAGTTCTTTCCATCGGAGACCTTCAGACACAGTTCAACGCAATCTCGATCGGTGGCAAAACTCCTACGGTAGGCGTTGCAACACGGGCAAACTACAACCGAATTTACAACCTCTTGCAACCTCAGCAACGCTTTGTTGATTCCCAAACGGCAAAAGCTGGCTTTCAAAGCATTATGCTTAACGGGGTTCCCATCGTGGTTTCAAGTAAAGCAGCTGCGAATCATTTCTTCTGGCTCAACGAGGAGTTTTTGCATCTCTACTACCATCCTCAACGAAACTTCGTGTTTGATCCGTTCATCAAGTCGTCTAATCAGGACGCTAAGAGCGGAAAAATCTTTTGGATGGGAAACCTCGGTACGTCAAATGCGAGGATGTTCGGAAAATTTTCAGGCTTAACCGCATAACAAGGAGTAACCAAAATGGCTGGTCCCTATACAAATTCACCGATTCACTTCTTCGAGTCCGTTTCTGCTGTTACGGCTACTCCTAGCGTAGAGATTGGAACGAGACGAAGAGAAGGAAACGATGAATACATCTACGTTTACAATGATGGAGGAGAGCAGATTTCTCCGAGCTACGCAGCACGGCTAAACTCGGCTGTCTCAGGATATTCCGTGACGATCTCATCCGTATGTCAAGTCGGCCGTTTTGTCGGTGTGGTGAAACACTCGACAATCACGACAGGAGCTTACGGATGGCTTCTGACGAAGGGCTTTTCTCAAATCGAGATGGGAGCCACTGAAAGTGCTGCCGCTGGCCTTCTTGTGTGTGCAGCGATTAACGGCACGTTCAAGGAAGTTTCTGCGGTTTCTGGCAATCATGCTCAGGCAGAAGTGATGACGGCTGTGGCTAGTGGAGCTTCTACGGGGGCTTGGGTTTTCATGTACTAAATTGATGTTGGAAAGGTTGTGTTTTGTTTGTACAGCAGAAGACGGTTAAAACGGCAGTTGTTCCCCTGGTCTATCAACCATACTTCGAGGGCGTTCCTGTTCCCCCTGATGTTCTCTATCAAACGGCTTGCAGCAATGATAAGACGACCCTGGAGTTTTGGCGGGAGCAGTGGATCAGGCAAATACAGGCGAATCATGCCGTTTTTAAGCCGTTTTCTGATCGCTCAATTGCACTTCTTTTCAAGAAGGAGCTTCACAGGCCATGCGTACTTTTGGGATCAGGGCCTTCTTTAAAAAAGAATGCCCATCTTCTGAAGGAAAACCGTGGCCTACTTGTGATCTCTTGCTTGCACAATTTTGGCTTCTTGCATGATCTCGGTGTCAAGGTCGACTATTGGGTTAATCTTGACGCGGGAGAAGTTACGATTAAAGAAGTTTCGGAAGGTGGCACGAGGGCACCTGAAGAGTATTGGGAAGCAACGAAAGGGCAAACGCTTCTCACCTACACAGGCTCTTATCCGAATCTTCTCACGAAATGGAAGGGAAATCTTTACTTTTTCAACGCTCCCGTTCCAGACGAAAAGATCAAGGAAGCGCACGATGCCCTTGAGAGATTCCCCTACTATGTTTCCTCTGGTGGAAACGTCCTAGGTGCTTCTCTTTACATTGCAAAGGCTTTTCTTGGGTGTTCTACCACGATCTTTTTGGGAGCGGATTTTAGTTTCTCATATGATAAAAAGTTCTACGGCTGGAAAACTGATTTAGACGACAACCCAGGAGCGCAGGCACTAAGAATTACAGATATTTTTGGAAATAAAGTCTCAACATGGCAGAGTTATTTCAATTTCAAGTGCTGGTTTGAGTTTGTAACGATGAAGGTTCCAGGAGAGTATATAAATTGCACAGAAGGGGGCATTTTAGGCGCCTACAACGAGGGAAATATCCGAACCATTCAACAGATGGATTTAGAGTGCGTCTTGGAGAGATTTAGTTTAACTGATAACATTAAGCCAGTGATTGACGATAAAGAAAGTAAAGACATTAGAATCCTATTTTAAAGGGTACTGCGATGGCATGGACGATAACGAAATATCAAAGCGTTTTTGGCAATAAAAGAGTCGTGCAGATGAAGATTACAGCAGACGCTACTACTTTTAACGTTCGTCCAGGACTGTCCTACATCGAATCTTTTTCTGGCCCTCATGAAATTTCCATGACATCTAACGTCTACAGCTTTACGATTTCTCCTAACTCGACATGTTGCGGATCTGCCAGTAACGGCGTGTTAGGCTGCACGGGGTTTACCAACGGTGATGACTTCTTTATGACGGTCTATGGACGATAAAAGGGGACTTCGATGGCCTTTAAAGGAAATTACAAGGTTTTTTCCGGCATGGTTGCTTCTGGTGAATCAACTCTTACGTCAGTGGATACGGGAAAGCTTTGGAAGTCTGTCTATGTCGAAATTGCTACAATGTCCACCAACGTTGGTTTTTCCGTGTACGGCTCATCTGATAACGTATCGTTTCGCCAGGTGTTTGAACGTGTAAATACGAATGTAATAAGCTATGCGAGCGTAATTCTCTCGAGTCTTCTTGGAAACGGAATTGCAAAACTACCTCAACTTGGGTTCAGGTACGTGCAGTTTCGTGGCTCTGCTGTTGTATCGGGAGGAGTTTCCTTTAACGTGATTTGCGGGGACTGAAATGTCAAGACCTGTCAGTATCTACACATCAAACATAGCTTCAGGTGGTGATTCGGCAGTTTTTAACCTGGATCACGGATGGACAAAGGTTTATCTTGACATAGGTTCCATGTCTACAACGGCAGCGCTGACTGTTTACGGTGGACAAGATGCGTCTAATCTTAGGATTCTTCACAACCGAATCGACACAGCAACGGTAAGTTTCGTGACTTATATCATTCAAGCTGTCTATGCCAACACGATTGTTCCCATTCCTTCAGGCTTTCAGCACATGAAAGTGGTAGCAGCAGCAGTAGTTTCTGGTGGTGTTTCTATGTCCATATTAGCTTCTTAGAGAGGATTTTATGCAAGTCAAAGTTTTTAATGATAACGTTCATCCTTACACCGAAAAGTTTCGTGGAAAAGAGATCACGATTGGAGCCAAGCAGTTCATCGAAATGGATGAGGATGAGGCCGAATATTTCAAGGGGACGTTTACGTTCCCCGTGAAAAATGGGGAGGGCTTGCCCGATCCTGCTTTTTTTAAACGAATTCGCATTGACAAACCAAAGCGAGTGGCACAGGAAGACCCTTTGGTATGTCACGCGAACGGTCAAAAGGTTGCCTCAGCCTCGGAGCTTAAGGATGTACTTTCCGATTTTGCTCACATGATCGTAAAAGACGAAAAGGCCGAGGCTGAAAACCGAGAAGAAGTAAAGAAGACAAACCTGGAACTTAAAAAGCAAAACAAGAGGATGGAAGAGCGTTTGGCTGAGATTGAAAAAATGATGTCAAAAAGGTTAGTTGATGGAGCGAGTCTATAAAGCCGATCCTGAAAAGAACAATTCAATTCGCCTTAAGGGTCTCTACATTGTTCGTCTTTATGGGCCTGATGGTCATCTAAAGCAGGAAGAAATTTCAGAGAACGTCATCACAAGCGGTGGCCTTGAGTGGTTAGCCGCGTTCCTTAATTCCGCTGCCGCAGCGGCTTCTACATTTTCGGCTCGCTACGTTGCGATCGGTACGGACTCAACGGCAGCAGCGTCCTCTAATACGGTGATGGGAACCGAATCGGCTCGTCACACAGGCACAGTCTCTTACGTCAGTAATCAAATTTATAAGGTCTCGGCAACCTTTGTCACGGGCTATGGCACTGGCGCTATTGTGGAATATGGGTTGTTCAATAGCAACTCAGCAGGTGTTCTTGTATCTCGCGTGACAAAATCGGTGATTAACAAAGCGGCAGGTGATGTTTTAACTGCCGTCTATCAGGTGACGTTAAGTTGAAATGGCAGACCTTGAAACGACGATTTCAGAAAACATTAATGTTTGGGGCGTAGCACCCTCAAACAAATGGAATCAATATAATTGGGGATCGTTCCTTTGGGGTGAGGGAACCAACAAGGTCAAAACCGAAGACGACTCACTAGTTTCTGACGCGACTCAAGGGTTGTCGGATGAGATAAAGGGAAATCCTGACGCTAGGATAAGTGACTCAGTATCCCCAACGAGCAATCTCTCATCCGAGACCCTACAAGATTCTGAGGGGTATTTTCATGTTTTCCAATCGAACACGACCCAAGGAGAGGAGCGAGACATTGCTTCCTACACGTCACAGGCAGCAGGTTCTACGACGTACACGTCACAAGTGGCAGGCTCTAGCGTATGGAGTTGACAGGTGACACCTCTTCAAATCAATACGGCAGCACGGCAGCAATATAATGCCGTAAATGATTCGAGATACTCCGATCTTGAACTTTATGATTTGATTTATGCAGCCCAGCTTGATCTTGCTAACGAAGCGTTTTTGATCGAAGCCGTTCTTTCTACGACAACCGTTGCTTCAACCCAAGAGTATGATTTCCCGACACGAGCCATTGCCGTCAAGCGTGTAACCTATAACGGCACAAAACTTTCTCCAATTTCCTTCCGTGAAGATGATGTTCTAACAGTACTCAATCAAACAGTAAGCACTACAGGGACGCCGTCATCTTATGCCTTTTTTGATGATGTTTTCTACCTTCGTCCGGTTCCAAACGCAGCTAAAACGCTAAAAGTTTGGGCGTTCACCGAACCATCAACAGTAAGTGCTACGTCAGTGATGGACATACCAACGCTTTTTCACATGTCGATTGTGAATTTCTTGCTATCTAAAATGTCGGCAAAGGACAAAAACTACGAGGGAGCCTCCTATTATTGGAACCTGTGGGAAAAGGACATGGAGCGGGCAAAACGCTTTTCAAGAAAGAGGCATAGAGGAGATGCGTTCTCATTTGTTAAATCAGTTGATATCATCCACCAGCTTGATATCGGAAGCATATAAATGTCAAGCTCACGTTACAACATCAAGCACCCACGAGGCTTTCCCCAGAGACTTGATGGAGGGCTTAACTCGAAATTTGAAAGCTCGATTATTGATGGTGCCGAAAGTACGGACTGCCTTAACGTCGTTTTCTCTGCTGGCTCTGTAGCGACACGTCTAGGAAGTACCAAGCTAAACACGACTCTTGTAGGCTCATCGGTATGTGACGGACTTTATACAAGACGAGACGATGGCGGTTCCGAAACCATGATTGCCTTTCATGGTGGCAGTATGCACGGACTGACTGGTTCGACCTTTGTGACGATTTCTTCCGCTGAAAGCGTTTTTACAGCGGGAGAAAGGATAGCTGCCGCACAGTATCGGGATAACATTTTCGTCGGGGCAAGCTCTGTCATCGGCTACAAGTGGAATGGTGCAGCGTTTACCAGAATGGGCGTTTATTCGCCAAATAACACGGCAAGTTTTGCTAGTTGGTCGTCTCAAGGTTCGATTGGAACGACAACACCAATTTACAAATTCAGCTTTAGAAATTCCTACACAGCAGAAAGTGATGTATCCACTGGAATAACACTTGTTCTCGGGTCTGCAAATGTTACGGCACGAATTAATAGCATTCCAACAGGGCTTCAGTCGTGGGGTGTAGCATCTAGGCGTATTTATAGATCAGACAATGGGGGAACGACATACGGGCTTGTTACGACGTTAGCCGATAACACGACAACAACATATGATGACACGGTGGCAACTCTTGGGGCTGCACCTCCGACGGATAACGGAGTTCCTCCGAAGTTTACGGCTTGTATTTATCATCAAAACAGGCTTTTCGTAAATGATTCGACCAATTTAAATTACGTCTGGTACTCAGCACTAGGAGAGCCTTTCACGTTTCCTTCCACCAACTTTTTCAAGGTCGGAGACGCTTCAAGCGATCTTGTGAGAGGTTTTGGGATTGTTGACGATACGCTAACGGTCTTCTGTGACGATTCTATTTTCATCAACTATATGCCGTCTAGCGATGCCTCAACATGGCTTCAGAGGAAAGTCAGTTCAAATTTCGGCTGCAAGTCAACCTTTGGCATTTGGAAATGGAGAAACAGGCTTGGGTTTCCTGCGATTCAAGATTCCAAGATGGTTGGCTTTGCATCTGTTTCGGGAATTGCCATTGAGCCTACGGCAACGCTTCTCACGACAAGTTCTATTGCGAGCGATCTTTTGAGCGAAAGAATTGAGCCAGACATTTTCAACATCCAAGAAGCGTATGTCAAAAACATAAGCTCGATTGTTTTCAAGAACAAGGCTTATATCACAGTGACCTATAATTCAGGGAATACAACGAACAATAGAATTTATCTTTTCGACTTCGCAACTGAGAAACTTAGTAACAATCAGAAATTTTCGTTTACCCCTTTTACAGGGATTAAAGCAGCACAATTCACCATCTATGACGGAAAGCTCTACTACGGCAGCTCTACGGCAAACGGTTTTATTTACCGGCTTGAAACATCGGCCTACAGTGATGATGGTACAGCGATTGATTCATATTTTTGGACAAAAGAATTTACAGGGGAAAGAGGTCATGAAGACTTCATAAAAGATTTCACGCAGCTTGTTTTTCTTGCAGACTTAGCAGGTAACTATCCAATGAAGATAAGTTGGATTGTCGATAGTGATTCCGGTGTAGGGCAAACCAAAACGGTGAGTCTTAACCCTGGTGGGTCTCTCTGGGGTACGATGCGTTTTGGGATTGACTCGTGGGGAGGGGGACGCAACCAACAGATGTTTCAGATTTCTTTGGGGCAAACCTACGGCAAGCGCATAAAATTTAAATTTGATAATATGAATGTAGTGAATCAACGGTTTAAAATCCATTGGCTTTCGTTCTACTATAATATCAGAGGGTTTTGATATGGCATTCACCGACTTAGACGAATTTGAACTTGCACGAAAGAGAGCCGAACGAGAAAGCAAGGTAAGACTGCAAACAAGACAAGATGCTTTGCAGCGACGATTTGCTTCTCTTGGAAATCTTGATTCGGGCATACAACTGAAGCAAGCAAGTCTTGCCGAGCAAGAGGAAGGCCAAGCCCTCGGTGATGTCAGGGAAGGGATAAACGCGGCAGAGAGGCAGGAACTGAGACGACGTAGGGAATTAGCAGAACAACGACAGTTCCAGACAAGTGAGCGTTTAGGCTCTCAGGGGTTTGTGAGCGGGGAATCTGCTTTGGGAAGACGGTTTGCAACCGGAGAGCGTTTAGGCTCTCAGGGGTTTGCGAGCGGTGAGGCTGCCTTGGGAAGAAGATTTGCAACGAGCGAGCGTTTAGGCTCTCAGGGGTTTGCGAGCGGTGAGGCTAAAACAGGGCGAGAATTTGGAGCGGCACAAGCTGAAATTGGCAGACGATTTGCAACAGGCGAGAGAAGGGAAGCACAAGATTTTTCTGCACGGGAACGAGGATCAGCCCAGGCTTTTTCCTCTCAAGAGACTGCAAAGGCTCAGGCTCAACAAGCGTCGCAATTTGCAAGACAATTTGACTTGACAAGAAAACAATTTGATGTTTCCCAAGATCAGTTTGACCGAACATTCGCCGAAGAAGTGAGAATCAATAACAAAAATATCGAGTTTGCCGAGAAAGTATTGAGCGAAAAAGATTTGATCGAGACGATCCTGACTCCGGTTCAACAAAAAGTCGGTTCGTTTGTCGAGGAAACTTTTAAAAGATGGTTTTAAGGGGTTTTTATGGCAGACGTTTATAGGCCACCGCCAAAGCGCAGCAAATTAGCAGAACTTTTGGAAATAGGTGGAGGCATCGCGGGTGGAATTGCAGGTGGTGCAGCGGGTGGCACTCCTGGTGCGATCGCTGGCGCAGCAGGTGGCAGTTCTCTTGGTGGGATGGTCGGAAATATCGTCGAACCGCCCAAGGAAACACCTAGGGCTGGCGGCAGTGAATCAAAATCAACGGCTCTCATGAGACGACAACAGCAGATTGCTCAAGATAATCTGGCGACATTGAAATCCGCTGAGCAGAATTTGACGTATCTTCCTGAAGATTTGCGGCAGGAATATGCTCCTGCAATCATGAGAGCGAGGTATCTTGAAGAGCAACGGAGAGGATTAGTCTAATGGCACAGGTCATTTTACCAGCAAGGCGAAAAGATGATCCCCTGACTACGATCATGAAAGGCTTGCAAATCGCAAGTAATATTTATGGTATCAAAACGAATATTGCTCAACTAGAGGATTTTAAAATAAAGCGAGAGCAAGAGACAAAGGAAACTAAGTTCAAAGAAAGTGAACGAACAAGGCTACGAGAAGGTAAGTTTACAAAACCTGAGCTTCTAGGGTTTTCAAAGGATTTTGAAAGCTCGGAAACTCCGTCTCTTGGCTCTTTTAAAGTTAGCGAAGTTGGAAGCGACAAGCCTCTTTATCTAATGGTACGAAAGGACAAAGAGGCTGGAATAAAAATTGATACGGAAGAAGGAGGTCAGAAAACGACTTTACTTGTTGACCCAAAGACGGGAAAGGCGATAGCAAAATTTAAAGCTCCTACTGACAAGGTTGGCAAAATCAAGATCGCAGACGATCTTCGCAGGCAGTGGCTTTCCAATCCAGAAACAAAAACGACCCAGCTTGTTTCTGTAGCTGCTGGAAAAATTAGAGACATAGGTACGTCCGATCCGTCGGCGGCTGGTGACATGAGTTTGATTTTCAATTACGTCAAACTACTCGATCCAGGATCAACGGTTAGAGAAGGTGAATTTGCAACGGCTGAAAATACGGCAGGAATACCTGAGCAGATTCGGCGTAGTTACAATAAAGCTCTGACTGGGGAGAGGTTAGGGGATAAGCAGCGCGAAGATTTTGTAAGTCGTGCCGAGGACTTATGGACTGTTCACTTGTCGCGTCAAAAACGCCTTGATGCAGAATTCAGAAGACTTGCCGACGAGGGTGGCATTGATCCATCTAGCGTAGTTCTTGATCTTGGTTTTGAGTCGCTCAATGTCAGAAAACCAAACACTTCACAAAAAGAGGCTCTTTCAGCGTTCGCCGATCTTAAAGCTCGTGCAGAGTCTGGTGATAGAGACGCTATTTTATACCTTAACGAACTGTTGAAATTAGGGGCAGGGCCTTAGAATGCCGCAGGAGATATCAACAAAGGAATTGATAGAAAAACACCGATCATTAACGCAGCCACAGTCTGTACGGGATGATTTTTCATCGTTTTCAACAAAAGATTTAATAAATTTTCACAGGCAATCAATTGTCGAGAAAATAAATGATGAACCTTCACTTGGTCAAAAAGCAATCAAAGCAGTTGTTGACTTCGGGCGTGCCGTTGACTCTATTACTGGCGCTCCCACTCGTGCGGCAATTAGAACACTTCAGAAAGGTGGCGGTCTTTTAGAATCGGTGCGCTCGTTTGGGACGCAGTTTGCTGAAGCTCCTGAGAAGGCTCCTAGTGGTCAAGAAATTGTCGAGGCCGCAGGTGTGCCACGGGACACAAAAATAAAACTTCCTCTTGGATTGACGTTATCGCCAGGGTTTAGGGATCGAGAATCGCAGATTATGAGGCGCGTGGCTGAGCCTGGCAAGAAATTTACGGAGATTGAAGTATCTCCGTCACGAGTGTTAGGGTTGGCAGTTGATGTTGTTGGTGACGTTTCAAACTTTATCCCTGTTGTGGGTACTGCCAAACTCGCAGCAAAGGGTTTGGGAAAAACTGCTAGCTTAGCAGCCAAAGGGGTTGGGAAGGGAGCGGAATTTGCAGTTCGCACGGTTGCAGGAGAGGTTCCCATAACTGTCGCAAAAAATACCGCTGAGGGTATAAAAACTGCGTTCAATAATCTTTTCAACCCGAAAGTCGCCGATGATTTCACCGCATTGAAACAGGTTGCCGAGAAAAACGGCATTGATGTCAATATTCTTCCTGAGTCCGTTGAATTTGGGGAAAGGTCAATTATTTCTCGTGCTGTCAGACAACAAAGAGAATCTGTCCTAGGTGAGGCAGCGCTAAATAAATTTGAAGATGGTCTTAGGGCAGTTCGTGAAAGTGTTGATAAGAAAATCATAAACATCTCTGGTGGTGTTCCTCTCAATGAAGCGGAGGCCGGAGCCTACATCCGCAAAGCCTACGATGCGTCGTTGGATGATTTGCTTGGTGGGATGGACGATACCTATCGAACGGTGTCCGAAAGTCTACCAGGGTTAATGCTTTCCGCGAAAGAAAAAGTCAAGCTTAAAAATACTCTTGAGTCATTGACTTCTTTTGCCAAGAAAAGGCTACGCCTTGGTGTTTCTTCTCAGCAAAAATCGCAAGCCAAACAGCTATTGGGTGCGATTGAGTCCGTGAAAAATACAAAGGGTCGTTTTTCGCAAACGATTGATGTTCTCATGAACGTTGGGGACGCTGCTTTCAAAAAATCAAATACTTTAGCCCTTGATCCGCCCGACGTTGTCAAACTACGCGGACTTTATGGCAGCCTTCGTAACAGTGTAATTGGAACTATAAGAGATAGTGTTGAGGGTGGAAAGGCTCTTGCAAAACGGCTTGAGGATAACAATCTTATCATCCATAAATTTATAGAAGAGTCTTCGCCTCTCGATCGAATCCTGGGTAACAAGAATCTTTCTGATGAGACTGTTTTTCGCTCGCTTGTCTTATCAGGCGATTCCAAAAAGATTCAATCATTGCGAGACGTTTTAAACCCCGATGACATGGCGATTATCAAAGGTGCTGCTTTGAACTCTATAATTAAGCGTGGAGATGATTTTTCTTTTTCATTTCGTCAAGTACGAAATAGCCTACGAAATAAAAGTAATGTCTTTCGCGAGCTATTGGACGACACGGAAGCCACTGAATTTTTGGAGCTTGTTAATTTGGGCGATAAATTCGGCCCAGCAGTTCTTTCCTCATCGGGAACCTCTGCCGGTAACGCTTTTCGTGAACTGTTGAAAGCGACCAATCAAGGAGTTACAAATGAGGCGTTTATAGAAGCACTCAAAACCAGAGCTAGAAAAGGGTTGGTTTTATCCCCAAAGACTATTCCCCAAAGTATGATCCCTCAAAGAACGCCTCTTGATATAGTATTGAAAGTGAGCCAAGTTGGCTCACGCCTTGACTTTGAGAGAAACGAAAGAGACGCCATGAGGCGTCGAATGAACCCGTAAGGAGCTAACGTGGCCGCACCAACACTAACCTACACCCTTACTAACGCTACCACGGCAGACGCCGATCAGGTGATGCAGAATTTGAATGATCTACTGGACGGTATTTCGGACGGTACGAAGGATTTGTCGATTTCAGCCTTGACTGTGGCCGGAACAGGCACATTTAACGGTGCTGTAACGCTTGGCAATGCTACGGGGGACGATATAACGGTTACCGGACGATTTGCTTCTGATCTTGATCCAAAAACGGCTGCTACGAATGATTTTGGAGATGCTACACAAACATGGAGAGCGCTTTATCTTGACAATACCACCACAGACGGCGGTGCTGTTTATTTCGATGGTGGAACAACTGAGTACATAAAATCAAATGCGGCAGGAACAATTTTAACGATCGGTGGTTTCACATCGGGAACTGAAATTTTAGGAACATCAGCAGCCAATGAGCCGACTGCTGGCTATGTTGGAGAGTACATAACTGGATCCCCTGGCGGAGACGTTACACCTGCGGCATCTGGCTCAAATGTTAACATAACGTCTATTTCTCTTACTGCTGGCGATTGGGATGTTTACGGGTCAGTGATGTTTGCGGGCGGTACGATTTCAGGTCTGACCGAAATTGATTACGGCATTTCAACTACGTCGGGTGGTTTTGACTCAACTACAGCCGAATCTTTACAAGTTATTTTCACCACTAATACGGGAACACATCGAGATAGTTGTCTAATGCGACGTATACTTATTTCCTCGACGACTACGGTTTATCTTGTGGGACAGCTAACCTATACAACTCTTGGCAGTGCTGTCTTTAAAAGCGGTTCTGTGTTGCGTGCAAGACGCCGAAGGTGATATAAGCTATGTATGGTATTTGAAATCCATTTTTTCGTACTATCCTTTATTTTATTACTTCTTTTGGTATCATTGTTCTTCAATTTATTTCTTGCTTACCATTTAAAATACAAGAAAGTTAAGGTAAAACCGTCTTTGGAAGTTTCACAACTCTTGCATGATTTAACCAAGGGTCAGTCTGTTGTAAGAATTACGGTACTTGATCCGACAGAGCTTTTTTACAGGAGTCCTAAGTTTTGAGTAAAGAAAAAAAAGAAACACAAATGGTTCTTCAACTTAGGCCATTTTCATTGGCTAATGATGCAAAGGCAATCATGTCTCTGTTGAGAGATTATGATTCCTGGCGTTATGATTTATCCCATAAATTTCATACAGACGAGTCAATTAGACGGATGGACTCTTCTCATTCATTTGTTTTTGATGGGTTTACAGTCTCTAAAGAAAATTCCAAGCCTGATAGAAACTTAATTTATGGTATGTGCTATTTGTTTCAAATTGATTTTACAAACCGCAATGCACATTTCAACTTTTTGTGCAAAAATGAACACACTAGAAAATTGTTCTTTGATCTGATGATGAAATATTTTTTCAATGGCTATGGGTTTCACAGGATTTATTGTGAGCTTGAAGAGGATGACCCGAACCATAAATTTTTTACCGAAATGGGGATGCAGATTTGTGGTAAGAAATCAGAATCGCGGCTTTATGGTTGCAGATACTATAACACCTCTATTTTCTCTACAAATGATGTTTCATGGATTGACAGTGCGCCGAATTTAAAACTTCTTGCTTAAGGAAATGTAGTGACATATTTTTTATTGGAAATTGGTTGTTTTATTGCCCTTTGCTTTCTTTTGTCGTTTCTTATGCAGTGTGGGTTCACATATGTGCTTATGAAACATCTATACGGTACGAATCGAGTTTCACGAAGTAAGAAAAAAGAGTCAAATAATGTAGTTGCTACTTTGATGGGGTTTACCAATAAGCCAAAGCGTAAACCAAAGGTCATGGATGATAGAAGAGCAATTGAAATTGAGCGAAGACAGCAACAACATTAATTTGTACATCGTCTTTCGGCAGCTTAGTCTTATTGCAGAGACGTTATCAGAAATTAAAGTGTTAATAGAACAGAATACAAAAAAAAATATATCTGCCGACGATGATAAAAAATGTGTTCATTCATGGAAAAAAATTGGTATCGAAAAAGAATATGAGATTTATATCTGTAAATACTGCAAAAAATCAGGTTATCACGATTGACTCAATAAGATCGTGTCGGCTCTTTATGGGACGAATCCGCACGTACGCTTTTTGTTCGATTGCTCGCTTGAGTGTTCTCGTTGTTCGATCCCCACCACCCGCTTCGATCATGTGCAGTTCGTCGATGGCAAGGGCAACGTGAGTTATTTTTTCCAATTTTTTCCCGAAAAAAAGAACCGCTCCTGGTTCCGGCTTGAAAACCAATGACGCTTTGAGATTCACATAGAGCGTCTGAGCTGTCTGATCTCCTGGTGGGTCGAGACCGACCGATGCTAGCACCGCCTGGACAAAACCTGAGCAGTCAAAACCCTCACTCGGATGCTCGCCACCCCAGCGGTACGGGACACCGATGAATGCTCGGGCGTAGCTGAGCATAAGAGCCAGTTTTTCTTGGTCCATTTTTCTGATCTCCAACCTCTACCTTATATCTCGCCTGGCGGTTTTCCAAGTCCAAAGATACCTCTATCATATTAACAGGTTATAAAATAATGATAAAATTTGCTAAAGTTTATTAGCAAAAATGCCGAATTACTATATATAGAGAGGAGAGAGGAGAGAGGGACATGAGATTTCGAGACAAACGGCAGCACAGGAAACACGGAGAGACCCTGATCGTTACCTGTGACCGCTACGGAAATGTGACTGTGCGAATCGGGTCGAGGGTTGAAACCGGAGTCAGCGAAAACCGTGTCCGTGTCCTCAGCAAACGAAACAAACAACAGAGAGGTGGGAAATGAAAATTCAAATACTGCGCAAACGCACTAATCAGATCGGACTCTGGGCGATAAGAGAGTATACCGCCGACGTTGAGGGAGTGGGCGTTGTCGGTCCGATCTTGCAGCAAGGGGATCTGGCGCTATTTGTATTTCCTAACAGAGATCAGTATCCAGCAACATTTCTGGCCGAATTTGACAACTCAATGGTTAAGGCGCTGAGAGATCATCACAAACAACAGAGAGCGGACGGGTGTTCTGACGCCGAATTCGAGGCCTGGATGCACGAGTGGGGCGCCGACAAACGATCACCGGTGCAAGATCGGTTGAAACGGCTGGCTCGCGAAAGGCTAGACGCCGACTTGATCGACTCCGATTCGAGCGGAGTCCCGAAACAAGAAGGTCAGCTGTGGGAACGTTGTGAGCGATGTGGGTGTGAACCCGTGTATATGCCGCTCATGTTGTGCGATGACTGTTGGCCAAAAGAAACGAAGAAACGAGGTGGGAAATGACAAAGGAATTATCAGAAATGCCGCCCGTGGCAACGATATCAGCAGCTATTCTACAGACTATCCGTGATTTTGGCGATAAAGGGGTTCCAGAAGGATATCTGTATGCACCGCTGCTAACTTACTTAACCGCCTACGAGTTTGAAACAGTTATGTCGTCGCTTGAGCGAGTATTTTGCTTAAAGAGATTAAACCATGTGGTGTACTGGACGCTATTTTCTGAGCGTGTTTGGATAATGTTCATAAAGGAGAAGGAAGGCGATGACTAAAAAACGGACACAAGCGGATGTTCCGCACTTGCTGAAAATGTTTGAAGCGGCGCAGTATCTCAACGTGAGCTATTCGACGCTAGTTAAACTCGTTGCGGATGGCGAAGGACCGCCGGCGATTCGAATCACGGAACACGGCTCGATTCGGTTTGATCGAGCTACGCTTGACAAGTGGATTAAAGAGAGGGAAGGGAAATGATGACTACAAAATTTTACGCTCGATGGAGCGATGGAACTGAGATCACAAACCCGTTTGAATTAACCGATGGGGAGAGCATTCGCGAAGCGCTGGCGCGATTTCGTGTGAAGGAATTTCACGCGAAACGTCCTATGAGGCGCTGTGAGCTGCACTATTGGGCGGAAGGATGGTTCAGACTACCACGATTGATTTTCAATGACCCCGATCTTAAGAAGTCGGCTAAGAAACCATCTGGGTTTCTCCCGTTAGGACTGCTCTTGAGGGAAACTGAGTTTATTACTCCACAGTCGAAAAACCTCGATGCTATCGCTGAGGAACTGAAACGACTGATCAAAACCAAAACGTGGGTTGTCTGGGACAATGATCTTAAGAAAATTTTTCGTGATGATGATGCGTTGTCGTTAGACCAAAAGAAAGGGGGGACGGCAAATGCGAAAATATAATGAAGATAATCCTATGCCAAAAGAGGATATACGGAAAATTAATGACTTAATGAGAACGACAATGCTTCGGTCTCCGAGCCGACGAATTGTGATGACTCAAGGGGTTTTGCTATCTCCTTACTGTGAAGAGATAGTAACAGCGATACGGGAAATGCCCGATAACTACTTCGATGAAGATAACGACCCACATCAAGAGCATGATTTCGGGATGGTCGAGGTTGCAGGCGAAAAGTGGTATTTCAAGATTGACTACTATGACGAATCTCTTGAACGGTTTGGTTTTCATACGTTTGTTATGACGATCATGAATAGTCGGGAATACTAAGAGGAGAAAACACATGAGAATCTTGATTTTACTTGCGCTACTTTCCGGCTGTTGTTTTGCTGAGACTAGAGCTTCCGACCCAGCGGAAATTGAGTGCGAAATTCTGAACGCCTGGGAGTTTAGGCGTTGCGAAAACAGCGAGGTCATTTGCTACGCAACGGACGATGGCCTTGCCTGCAAGTGGAAGTGAGGTGTGTCGTGAAACTTTTTTCAATAATATTTGTCCTGGCATTAGGATTGTCTGGATGTGGCGGAGATGATGGTGGTGGCTCGTCTGAGCCAGCGCGGAAGGAAGGCTGGACGGAATTGAAGCTGAAACTCAATAAAGACGCTTGTGTCAAAGATGTTCTTGAGCCTTCACCCTCGTCAAGCAATAGCTGCCTACATCTATCGCTTGACTTAGCGGTGACTTGGACACCTGATAACGCCCGTACTGTATGCAATTGTTTAATCGACGATATCAGCTACAGGTTTACCTATGACGATTTTTTTGACTACACATGCACTGTGGTTGATATTCTCATAGCAGAAGGCGTTTATGATCGTTGTTTCACGGAGGCAGGCTTATAGTTTTCGGAAGGATAAAATGGCTAAAGAACCTTTAATCGCAATCAATAATGAGGGCTTACCGATTCTCATCGACAGGGATTGTTCGTGCGGATATCACATTCGCCTTGCTTTTTCGTACCGGATTTCCTATGAGCCGAAATTGGCTGGCTTATACGTTGACTGTCCTGTTTGCCATTCGACGCTCTTTATTCCGTTCTCGCTACCTCAAAGCTCGTCCGCCGGAAATGGTTCGATTTCAGCTTGAAATTTCTTGATAATCGCTGGCATTTCGCTTTTCTTTGCTCCGACCAGGCGCTCGAGGAGCGGGTCAAGAGCTTCGTTTGAGATACCCTTGCTTACGAGCCACGCTTTCATTCGCTTAACTTTATCCTCGTTTTCCAGCGAAAATGGCTCCTCATCGGGAGCTGGTGGGGGAGCTGGTGGGTTATCGCCATCCTTCTTTTTCTCGGGTTCAACGTCAATGATGATTCCTTCTTCGCTTACGTTGATATCGGGATTTAATTCTTCTGCTGTGTGAGAGCATCCCATGAGCGCGTCGGGAAATATTGTCCGTGCCATTTCGGAAATGCAACGTGCTTTGTGCATTGCTCTTGGATATTTTGTCCAGTTGTCTTTTTTGAGCAGTCCCGCTTTCTCGGCATCCGACTTTTGGAAGATAAACTTGCGAGGGGTGCGACCTGGTCGTGCCGCATGGATTTCGCAATAGTCATCCTCAATTCGCACGAAATCAATGAACGCATTCGGAATGGACTTCCAGATTTGTGCTAGCATTCCTTCCGCCGAGAGAGTCGGTTTTCCTTGAATCACGTTTATGCTGGAAAAAGCTTGCATGGGTTGCATTCCAAGCTCGTAGCCCTTCATCATAATTGCGATTGCTTGTTCGGGGGTTTTAACACTCACCGGAAGAAACCCCGACTTGACTAGTACGGAGCCTTGTTCCCGTAACGTTTGCCACGTTGCGGGTTGCATGATTAGATCAGTCCTACTTCTTACTACTAGTTCGTTGCCCATTTTTTCCTCAATGTTGTTTGTTTGTCAGAAACTTTCCAGAAGTTTCGGCGGAAGGGAAATCTCGGCGATTTCCTCTTGGCTGACTCCTGGCCAGGTTTTAGATTCTATACAATTTTTGAGGATTTTTAAACAGTTTTGTTGCTCTTCTTTCCCGTACTGGACAAGGGTTTCGGACGCTTTGACGATACGAATATATGGTACTGCTGTCGTCGTCGTGATGAAAATCCAGCCGTAGGATTTCACCGCCACGCCGTTCGCCTCAAACACCGCCATGTGGTGAGCCATTTGCAGATAACATCGCCATCGGGCGATAAAACGTTGGAGCTTATAGTCGTCACCGTCGGTAATATCCTCGGACGTGGTTTTGATGTCCCACATGCAGTTATCAAGCGTCAGGAAATCAGTTCGTGCTTTGCAGGATATTCCCTCTAGGTCTGCCGTTGCGGAAACTTCTGCCACGCCTTGGCTCAGAATTTCGGCGAGGAGAGGATTTTCCTTTAATACTTTCTCACGCAGGATTTGGACTCGTAGACCGTCCTCGTAGGACAAAATATGTTTGCCTGAGTTTTCCCTCTTGAAGGCGTCCCACTTTTTTCGTCCCTCGCCTGCGACTTTATTTTCGATCGGCTCCGTTTCCCAAACGTAGGTCTCGTCGAATTTCGCAGGCTCGAGGATTGCCGCATGAATGGCCGTGCCGAGCCGTGTCGCTTGCGTATCTTCTTTCACGGAAAAATATTTGCGCTGATAATATTCTGCTGGACTGACGAGGATGTGTTTCAGTTCCGATGAGGATACTGCGTCTAGTCTCAAATAGGCGTCAAAGGGTAGTGTGTAGTCGATCATTTTTTTTCCTTTTATTATTTTCGATCAATATTTCTGTCTGCCTGTCTGCTTCTTTTGGATAGAGATACTGGCATGGCAATTGTTTGACTTCTCCGTAGCTTTTGCATGTTAATGGACGATGTTGATACACAGAGCAGCGTCCATTTTTATCTAAAAACGTGCATGTTTTCAGGTCACGTTCTGATACGGGTGTGATTTGTCCTACAAAATATTCTGTTTTTAAAAAGACTGTTCCGTCTGGAATCTTGTAGTATTTTCGGATTGTCTTGAATTCACGTTTTGACATTGCGGGAAAGGTACAGCATTTCCCTTTGCAGATTTCGCACGGAAGTTTCTGTTTGCCTTTATTTATCCCATCCATAGGCTTCTCTTATCAGATCGATGATGGCATCTATAGGTTCTTGTATGAGTAGTGCTGTTTCTTCGTTGTCGATGTTGATAAATATTCTTGACTCACTCTTGAGCTTGATGCCATTGAATCTCTCGAATGCTCTTATAAAGCTGACGTTGATAAAAATGGTTCTGCCATCTTCTCTTGTCAGTTCGATGAAGATGTCTTCGTGCATTTTTTTCTTTCAGTATATTTTCTAGCATTTCGAAATCAGTGTAGCCTTTATTTTTTCAAAATTCTTACCAGCTTCCGATTTTAGAATTTCGAGTGCTTTCTCGGGTGGGTCTTTCTTTAACCATTCACGGAATAATTTCACCACTTGCTGTTTGCTAACTGCCTTGCCATCTTTGTCAAATAAACAGCCATCAAAAGCACCACCAATACTATACCCGAGAATCCGTTCGGCAAAGTAAATCAATATTTTTGTAAACTCTTCCGTTTTATCCATCAAAATCCTTTTTTCACAGAAGCGATGGGGCTTCGATTTCAGCAAGAAGCTCCTGGATGGTTTTGTTCCGTGATTTTTTTGTTCTGAATTTCTTCTTTTTCTCCTGTGGGGTTTCTAGTGTGGAGAAGACGGCAAAGCGCAGAAATTCGGATATTGTTTTGAACTGCCTTTGTTGGCAGAGCTTCAGCACATCCTTAAATTTGTCGATCTCGATTGACGTTGTGAGTGTTGCGAATTTTCTTCCATTTTGGTTGTGTTTTAACATCCGTCAATTCCTTTCAAAATAATTTCAATGCTTTATAAACAAAAATATGTGAGAATTCTATTAGAAATTCTTGATTTTATAGAAGGCGGTGTTTTTATGTTGACTGAAGTCGTTCCGATTTCCTCGTTGATCCTTGATCCGTCCAACGCTCGCAAACATGACAAGAAAAACTTAGAGGCGATCAAAGGGTCTCTCGCTCGGTTCGGTCAGCAAAAGCCGATCGTCGTAGGTTCTGATAACGTTGTCATCGCAGGAAATGGAACGCTTGAGGCTGCTAGGGAGCTTGGCTGGACGGAAATCCGTATCGTCCGTTCTGAGTTGACAGGAACCGATAGGACGGCCTTTTCCGTAGCTGATAACCGGACGTCGGAACTGTCTTCCTGGGATGACGATGTTCTTTCGGAAACTCTAAGGTCTCTACAGGAAGAGTTTGACTTAACAGAGATTGGGTTTGATGAGAAAGATTTGGAGCTTCTCACATCAAGGGACAAGTTCAATTGTGGGCAATATGAGGATTCATTGAAGCAGGACGGTGAGGAAGGAAACTCAAGCTTTGCCCTCAGAGTTTTGCTCAATGATGAGGCTTCGCAACAGGAATTGTTCATCGAGCTTCGCGATCGTGGTTACAAGGTAAAGGTATGAGCTACGGCATTCCCTTTATGGGTTCAAAGTCTGATATTATCGCGTCTCTTGCGCTGAATTTTCCTAGTGCGGATAATTTTTATGATCTATTCGGTGGTGGGTTTTCCGTTACTCACTACATGCTGAAAAACAAATCTCACAAGCACAAGACTTTTTTTTATAACGAGATTGATAGTTCTAT